ATGTTTAGAAATATCATGAACGATCTGGCAACATGGTATGAGATTGGAGAAAATAAAGCAGCACTCATTAGAGGAGGAAAGTTTGTAGGAAAGACATGGGCAGCCCTTGATTTCGCTACAGGCTTTTTTGACGAACACATTCTTATCAATCTGGAGCAGTATCCGGATTTTTGCCAGTATATTTCAAAGGAGCGAAAGCCTGAGAAGCTTCATGCGAAATTAACGACCTCACTGGATAAATACGACTTTCAGGGCAAGTTATTGATTTTTGACAATGTACAGCTCAGTACGATGGCGGTACCAAATCTGGTAGAGTATGCGAAGGTAAGTAACAATGTGCGAATCTGTATGCTTGCAACTGTTAATGGACCGTTACCGGGTGAAGCGGAATGTCAGGATGATCTCTTTGTATACGAGTTGATGCCGATGACTTTTGATGAATTCTTAAAAGCCGGAAAGGGGCGTAAACTCTGGAAATATATCGAGAACCAGAGACTGGAAGGATTGCCGGAAGAGGTACGCAAAAGCATAGATACAATGTTGGATGCATTTTTAGTGACCGGGGGAATGCCGGAAGCGGTAAATGCATATTACAAAAATGAAAATTTTGAAGAAGTTGAAGGTATTTTGCAAAAAACACTTGACAAAATGACCGAATATATAGTAAAAGTAACACCGAAGAAACTTTTAACAAAGGTTATGTTGATCTGGAACAGTATTCCTGTTCAGCTTACCAAAGAGAATAAAAAGTTTATGTACGGATATGTAGATCCCAAGGCGAGAGCCAGAGAGTACGAGTCGTCTGTTGACCATCTTGTACGGATCGGAGTTGTCCGTCAGGTATATCGTATAAGACACGGGGTGTTACCACTTGCAGAGCAGGTGGATGAGAAATCCTTTGAGATTTATCATTTGGATCACGGTCTTTTAAGAATTATGGCAGGCATTCATTATAATGATATAGATAAGACCAATATCGTTGATATGATGGATGGTATGATAGCCGAGCAGTATGCACTAGAAGAATTATATGCGAATAAGAATATTGGCAAGCTGTTCTTCTGGATATCATCTGCAACAGCAAAGGTTGATTTTGTGTATGAAGGTGATGGCGAGGTTGTACCGGTTGATGTACAGACAGAGCCACATACCAAGGCACAGAGTTCCAAGGTGTTCAAGCAGAGATATGACAATGCGACGTCTATCAGAATCTCAACAGATGATATGTATATGAATAACGGACTTTTAAATGTTCCGTTATACGGCATCTGGAATTTTTAACAAACGCCGAAATAGCTCAGTTGGTAGAGCAACGCATTCGTAATGCGTGGGTCGAGGGTTCGAGTCCCTTTTTCGGCTTTAAACCTGAAACCGGAAAACCTTGTAAGATCAAGGCTTTCCGGTTATTTTTTATTGCTAAAAAACGTGCAGGTGTGCAAAAAGTGTGCAAAAGTTCAAGAAATTAAATTAATAGAGTCCAACATGACATTGTCATTCTCGATAACTTTCCTGGTGGCATGTATGTAAATGTCTTGCGTGACATCGCTGTGACTATGCCCAAGGCGGCGGGCAATCTGATCCGGTGTCATGCCTGATTCAGCAAGGAGAGAAGCGTGTGTATGACGTAGCTTATGCAGCGTAATACGGTGTTTTAGTTCTCGCTCGGTCGTTTCACTTATAAACTTATTAAAAGCCGTATAGGACATATAAGAGCCACTGTGGATGTCTGGAAGAAACAAGGTACTTTTGAACCCCTTTTCCAATAACATCTGTCTGCGCCAGATACGGCACTTCTTGATCGACAATGCGAGTTCTGGCTGTATATGGATATCACGAACCGAGTTGTCAGTTTTCGGAGTTGTGACGACCTTGTTTATATAGTCGTAGGTTTTAGACACATGGATCACACAATTCTTAAGGTCTACATCCTTATCAGACAGAGCTATTAGCTCACCACACCGCATACCGGTAAGGAGAAGCATATTTGTAGCGTAGTACCAGTGCCATAAGCCTTGATCTGATATATAGTCTAGAAGCATATTGATCTCACTTGGTTCAAGATACTTATCTTCAGTGGATTCAGACGGTGATGTATCCTTGATAAGCTCCAGCTTCGACAGAAGCCTATAGTTATCATGATAATCATTTTTATATCCCCAATTAAGCATTGCCCGAAATCTTGTGATATAGGTATTTAATGTACTTACCGGTTTACCGGAATTCAATAACTGCTCATTCAGATATTGAGAAGTAAGATTATCGACGATCACATCTGCACCAAGAAGCTTGATTACAGATTTAATGATACGTTCATTTCTTGAAGTAGTAGAAAGCTTGTAAGTGAGCTTCTGATTCGTGATGTATATATCAAGTAATTCGGAAAGTGTAATTTTACTGCATTTTAGATTCTTCAAAGCATCGTCAATCTTTGCGTTCAATATCCGCTGTGCCTTATTCCTGTTTTGAGGAGATTCTTTCGGCATAGAGACGGATATTTTTTTTGCTTTCTCCGTAAGCGGGTCCGTGTACCGCTCACAGTATAATACAGTTCCATTTTTTTTGTGTTCACACCACATGAAAATCACAACCTTTCTAAAAAAGGGCATAAAAAATAAGCCCTGTTAAAATCTGAAGGCTTATGATATAATCATATTTGCGATTTCAATTTGTGACTATTCATAAGCCTATGTTTATGGGTAGCATATCCTCCGGGTGTTACCAGCACCTGGGGGATTTTTTTATGAAGTTGCACCGGTGCAACTTTTATGCCATATATTCAATGATATAAGGAGCACCGTTATAGATGCCACTATCATGATTTGCTGGAGCATTGCCGGCTTCTAACTGCTTCTTATAGTCATCAACAGACATTCCATCTAATTCATCATTGAGAAGATTACAGTTATCGAGATCTGCAATATAATCATCAATGCTTTTCATAATAATTCTCCTTTCATTTTGTAGGCTCAAATGCCTTTATGGCTGCCTGAATAAATTCGTTTCGACTTGTGTAGCCAAATTCTTTTACTTTTGCATCGATCACAGCCTTTTGCCCTTTTGGAACAACGACAAGAAATTTATCGTATGCTTTAGAATTGTATTTGTTTTTCGCTTTCGTGGCAGAAGTGCCGGTACGTTCTGTCTGATCACTCATCACATAGCCTCCTTTGCTTAGAATACATACTGCACATTGTAAAGGTCGATCATAAATCTATCAGATGTTACGCCTCTGAAAAAGTTACATTCTTCGGTGTCTTCCAGTGGAGCAGTGGAAGCGAACTGATTCAACATATCAGAGCTACATGCTTCAAACCCGTCATGCCCATATACATCTGCTTTAATTCCGCACCATGTAACATTGATGCCTTCAGGAACATTTATATAAGATTTAAAGATTTCAGGAATAATGATGCACTTGATATTATCCGGAGATACGCGATCTATAGTGTATTCGATATAATCGTCTTTATGAATATCATTATCATGCATCTGGTTTACAGATGCATCACAGTCAACCTCTAAAAGTGCAACGCCGTAATTTGGAAAAGTGTTAGTGTCTTTAATTGGACTGAAAAGGTATACAACGGATGTTTCGTTATTAGCTCGGCGGTCGGAATCCCAGTTGTTGTTTCCGCATTCATCCATGCTTAAGATACCGTTATCAAGTATGCTTTTTAAATTACAAATATCAACATTTTTATACAGCTTCATAAAATCACCTTCCCATTTTATTTATTTGCCTTTTTCTAAGAATCCTGCTATTATATATTTAAACACCGGGGGCGGTTAGCAGGATTGTTTCGGTATCCGCCCTCGTGTGTGCTCTTTTTTTCTTTTAGTCTTTAATCAGTTCGGTTAAGTATTCAAGTAGTTCTTCCTTTGGTGTGTCGTTCTTGATAAGTGCTATGATCATTTTTATAATTCCTTTAAACTGATTGTTTGTCATTTGATTTTTCTCCATTTCTTAACTCCTTCCTGCTGTTCCCTTGCTACAATTATATTATATACTTATATAAGTATATTGTCAAGCGAAAAGCTAAATTTTATATATAATATTAGAATTTTTCCATCAAATTAGATAGGTTTATATGATGTATAGGAAATTGTACATTTACCCCATACAATTACATTGTCATCATCGAATGAATCGTTATCATTTTTAAAATCATTATCATCGTCGTCATCATCATAGTCATAATCATCTTTGATGGATGAAGAATGAAATTTTACCGAGATATCAGAAATTGGATATGTAAATAGTATCTTCTTCACATGAGTACAATGACTTTTTGGAACATATCCAACACGTTCATCGTTTACATAAACACCGATAGCATTTGGATCATGCGGATTTTGGGGATCAGGAATTAGTGTGGCGTGTTTCGGTCGAAATGCATACTGATATTTTAAAATAGTATCCTGAACAAAGCTTGTACCGGCAAGCTTGAAAGTAAAGGTTTCTGGTACAGCAATAACTCCTGGTTTTAATGGAGGGTATGCATGATTATGTGGTTGCATTTCTGAAGAGGATGGCTTGCGCAACTTTAATATTTTTGAATAGTATATATAAAAAAGAATAGCGATAATAGCAAGAATTAAAGTTATCAAGCCCCAAATGGATATACCTTTTGATAGCGATATAAAAGATATAGCACCCAGTACGCCAAAAACAACTATTGAAATTTTTTGGCGGAGTAACAATGTGGATACAAGATAAGTCTTTCCTTTGTAGTTAATAGAATCGTTCATGATTTATTCCCCCTTTTTCTCTTAGTATAATAAAAATAACCTGCCATACTCCGGGGCATAATAGCCACCAGGAGGTGTATATATATGGTTGTATTGACCTGGCAGGCAAGATCAAACAAGAATATAACGCTTATCAAGCTTGCGGAGCTAACCGGCATCAGTAAGAGTGCGCTTAATAACATCGAAAACGAAAAAGTGTCGCCAACCCTTGATGAACTGGAAGCTATAGCAAAAGCGTTAGATGCAAGGATAACAGATCTTTTCGATAGTGAATATAAGTAAATTTCCACAATTATGGAAATTTTGTAAAAGTACCACAATGCAAATCCTTATCGGCGTATAATGTCGAATGAAGGAGGGATTGAAATGGACTACCGAAAAGAGATTATCGTCTTGATAGAAGATGTACAGTCAGAAAAACATCTGAAGTACATATATGATCTAATCAAGACACTATTAGATGAAGCCATCTAATGAAGAACCGGGCAGGGTAACACCTGTTCGGTTTATTTTTTTTCGTTCATATCAGCAAGCTCTTTTGCCTTGCGTTCCAGATACTCCCATTCATCAACAGATAAGTTTGACAACATTGATATAAATCTATTTTTAAAAGAATCGCTTTCTTCACTTAACAGTTCTTTAGTGAGCCTTGCGATATCGGCATTTCTGTTTGTTTGAAGAAACATATCACCTGTTCCATTTCGAAGCCAATCTTCATTTACATTAAATTCTCTACATATAGATGTTATTACCTGATCTGTTAGAGCGTTTATTCCGCATTCCCATTGACCAACGGTATTTCTTTTAACACCTAATCTTTCAGCAAATTTTTGCTGCGTAAGATCTAAAGCCTTTCTAAGCTGTTTGATTCGTTCGTTCATTGTGTATCACCTCTCTTTCTTGGTATTGAGAATACAACTTATTTGTAAAAATGTCAATACAAAAAGTCATTCAAACAACAAAAAGCTATTGAAAGAACAAAAAACATATTGACAATGATGTTTCGATAGCTTATTATAGCCATTGAAACAACAAAAGAAAGCCATAAAAACAACAAAACACCAACATAGAAAGGAGAAAAGCAATGATAAAGAAGATAAAGGAAAAACTTAGAGAACCGTACTTCATAGAAGATCTTTGGAGTGACTACATCAGACCTGCAGTGATGGGACTGATCGGAGCAGTGATAGGAATTGCTATATCACACGCAATAGGATTGCTGTAACAACGGCACTGACGATACCTACAAGGATAGGAACAATTATTTGTGTAAGAAGATATTTGACATCAAACCATTGACGATCTTCAACAGCACATATGCCGGAATTCGTAAGCGAAACAGATGTATCGTCTGTAAGAACGTCTGCAAATACTCCGTCATGGTAGGCATATGATGATGGACAGTCAAGAAAACCGTCACTCATAAGATGATCGACAGAATCACTATTATATTTCTTCACAAGTGCACCGTATGTAACAGGACGGTGATGCCGATAGAGATATTTAAGAATTTTGATGTCAGATTTTGAAACGAACATAGATAAGTCCCTCCTTGGTTTTTGTATCAGTATAACACAGAGGAAAAGAGGTGAAAAGATATGTCAGAAAAGGAAAAGAAGATCATTGAAACATTTTCAAGCGTTATGCCAAAACTTTCCGAAAAGGATAAGAGCTACTTATTAGGCTTGGGAGAGGGCATGGCGATCAAGGCAGCAGACGAGGAAAAGAAAGAAAAGGAGACAGTATAGAGGAAGATGCTGATTGTAAACAAGGCTCACAACGATGTCTACAACTTGGATCATATCACCAATATGTATATAGCATCCAGTGGATGTTCTATAAAAGCGGTGACAGGAGCCACGACAAGAGGTGGAACACTTGGAGAATATGACAGCTACGAGAAAACCAATATTGCATTTGAAATGTTAATATCTGCGGTTCAGAAAGGTGGCGAAGTGTTTTATATGCCAAGTGATGAAGAACTTAAACAAACCACCAGAAAAGAAACATATCATCATGCAACTGGAAAGAAAACGAAGGGATATGGTGGTTCGTGAAACAAAAAAGCATAAAGAACATAAGAAAAGAATTCAGGAAAAATGGAGTGTTTTACACTCCACCGGAATTAGCAATGAAGCTGAAGGAGTATGTCGGGATAAAACCACGAAATGTATATGATCCGACGTGTGGCGCAGGTAATCTTTTGAGGGTATTTGAAGATGATGTTGAGAAATACGGACAGGAGATTGATGTAGAACAGTTGGAAGCTATAGATATACCGCTGTTCCATGGAGCCTGTGGTGACACTTTGATGAATGATGGATTTCCATATAAGAAATTTGATTGTATTGTTGCCAATCCGCCATTTTCTGTGAGCTGGAATCCGGAAGAATTGATCAACGATCCGAGATTTAAAGATGCACCGGCTATGGCACCGAGATCAAAAGCAGACTGGGCGTTCATGCTTCATATTCTGTATCACTTAACAGATGATGGGATAGCAGTTGTATTGGAATTCCCAGGAATCCTGTACAGAGGTCAGAGTGAAGGAAAGATCCGGCAGTGGTTTATAGAAAACAACTACATAGACAGAGTTGTTAATATTCCGGGAAATACATTTGAAGATACTTCGATTGCTACATGCATCATAGTCCTTAAAAAGAATCGGGATAAAACAAGTATTACGTTTGAAAACGATGGACTGATAAGGGAAGTCGGAATTGATGAAATAGCAGCAGAATCTTACAGCTTATCACCAAATATTTACGTTTACGAGGAAGCTGAGAAAGAAATGATTGATCCTGTGTGGTTACAGGAGCATGCAAGAAAAGAATTTGTTATTTCGTTAAGAAAACAACTGGACTTTGAAAAAGCAGTATGCGGGCTTGAAGAAACAAGCATACAACCGTTACTTGAAGAGATTAAAAAAATAATAACTGAGTATGAAGAAAAAATACAGGAGGGTTAGCATGAAAAGATTACAGAGTGCAAGACAGACGACAGTTACAGAAGTACGAATGCTGGCAGCAGATCCGTACATCACTAAGAGATACATAGCAGATCGATATCATGTGTCCGTCCGGACAGTGTGTAACTGGATAGCAGAGCTTGACCAGTACGTCCAGAACGGACGCTACAGCGACTATACGATCCTTGACGGATGCGGAGTAGTTTATATCAACTATCTCGCATTTATCGACTATCTGAAGTATAGGGACAAGCTGAGAGCAAAGAAGACGGTGCCACCGTTTGATCCTTCCCGGATCGCAAAATATATAGGGTGGGGAACTATGACACCGGAGATACAGTAAGAGAGGTGGAACATGAACATGGATACAAAGATCATAAAAGCTATATGCATTTTAATCATGGCATTTGGAGCGATCGGACCGTGGATCGGCATAGCTCTGTACGGAATCTTAAAGATCTCGTATGGAATGATGCTCGCGGTGATCATGATATCTGTCATAGTAACCTTTTTGACAGGTGAGATATACGACCAGATGACCATGATTGAAAAAGCAAGAAAGTAGGATAAGCCGTGTTACAAAAAGAGCAAATAAAAAAGCGGCAGTGCTGGCTGCCGCTCAGTGGTACATTCTCGCTCTTGGGGGAACAAAGAATATACAAAAAATTTGACCTCATCAGTGTATCAGATATGCCATGAAATGTCAAGAAAATAGGGCTGTTCCGGCTCTTTTGTAACACTCTAAATCATATTAATAGTAGAGACATAAGGGAGTGTGAGAATGCCGTATACAGAAAATACCTGGACGTTCCGAAGGAGCATTGAACACGAGTTTGGATTCTCTGGAAACAATGGAGCGAAAGGAGAGAAACGAAGAAAGAAACATAAGCCGACACCGGAACAGGTAAAAAGGCAGAATCAGATCAATAAAGAGAACCGGATGCGAAGATTAATTAAAGCAAATTTTGATGTAGACGACTACTGGTGCACCTTGAAGTATCCGGCAGGAAGCCGACCGGGAATTGATCGGGTAAAAAAAGATTTTAAGAATTTCACAAAGAAAATGCAATACGCATACAAAAAATACAATCAGGAATACAAGTATATCTACCGGATGGAGGTAGGAAAGAGAGGCGGTGTTCATATTCATATCATCATAAATCGTATCCGGGATGGTCCTGCAACGGACAAGCTGATCCGGGATAAGTGGGTCACTCACAAAGTCAACTATCAGCAGCTTGATATTAACGAAGACTACGACGCACTCGCCAAGTACATAGTGAAAGAGTATGAAGACGATACGCAGCTATCGTTATTTGATATACCAGATCGAAAAAAACTGATACGTTACGACGGGAGTAGGAACCTGATAAGACCGAAGCCGGTGAAGAAGATATTCAAACGACGCACGATGCGGAAGATCTTAGAAGAAGGACCAAAGCCGACAAAAGGATTCTATATCGACACAGATAGCATAAAGCAGGGAGTGAATCCGTACACTGGACGAAGCTTTTTGAAATATACAGAGATCAGGATAAGGGGGAAGCTAGATGAGACATGTCAACATATATACCGAAGTTGAATCAAAGGGTATGCGGCAGCAGGATATGTGGATGTGCTGGCTCATTGAAGTGGTAACCCGGACAGGAAAGAAAACCTGTCAAGGAATGCGAAAGATCAAGGATGCGACACACTCAGGCGCACAGCTTGCTGCACTGAATGAAGCCTTGTCGCATATGGTTGAAAAGTGTGACATCGACATATATCTGACGGATGTATTTGTTGAAACTGCATTCAAACAAAATTGGATAGAGAAGTGGGAAAAGAATAACTGGATATCTGCAAGAGGTACGGAGATCAAGCATACAGCCGAGTGGGAACAGCTAAAAGAATTGCTGTCTGGCCACGATGCGCGGATGCACTTCACCTGTATGCATGAGTATTCGAACTGGATGCAGACACAGATCCGCATGGAGATTAAGAAGGAGGAAGAAAATGTATAAAGAATTTGACTCAGTAGAAGCCTTGAACAAAGAAGCAGAGGAGCTTTTAAAGGCTGGAAATGAAAAAGAGATCATAAACCTTGCAATAAATCAGGGCATCGATAAAGATGAAGCACAGGACTATATAGACGGAATCGTGGATACATTTGCAACTGCCAATATGGCTGCTATGGGAAAGCTTAGCATAAAGGAAAAGGAACTGAAGATCGAGGGCATCTTAAAGGACTGGATGAACACGATCCGCCGTGTAGTGCTGGAAGATAAGGACATTGCAGAAAAGGTATATAGAAAAAGTGTAGAAGGATGCCTGGCAGAGATGCTTGCTTATTCATTTGAGAACAAGGTCAAGGTACCGGATGCGATCGCAAGTGTTACGACAGTAACGATAAACGGTAAAAAAGAGAAGATGCGTACGCCGGTGTACATGGGTGTACCAAATTCTACAGACGCACGCCAGATCGTACAGAAATACTACAGGAGGGCATAGTCATGTATGCATACAAAGGGTTTCACAAAAACCTTACCTGCACGATGGGTAAGGGTACTTATCAGTATGAAGTAAATAAGTGGTATGAGGAGAAAGAAGCGAACTGTGTAAAAAATGGATTCCATTGTTGCGAAAATCCGCTCGATTGTCTTACATACTATCCGCTTAATGGAGACAACCGGTTCTTTCTTGTGGAAGCGGCAGAAGATATCAATGAATCCGGAACGGATAAAATCAGCTGTACGAAGATCCGGCTGCTGAAAGAATTAACACCGGTCGATATCGCGGTTCATGCAGCAAGATACATGTTCCGGCATCCAGCAAGAGAATGGCATCACGATGTATGCAAAGAATATGGATTTGCAAGACTGACACCGTTTGTGATCGTCAGAGGGAAGAATCCGGCGGCAGCAGGTACAAAAGGCAGCAGCCTTGTACTGCTGAAGGAATATGCACATACAAGGGGCATACAGGCTATGAATGTGATCACTGTCGATGGCGAGAAATATAAAGCCGGTGCGACATACAACATAGATGGGCGGGTGGTTGATCGTGAATAAGAAAGAATTAAGAGCACTCCGGACATTGAAAGCCACAAAGGAAATGATGGAGAAGGCAAGAGAGGTAAAGGCGGCCGACAGATATGCTTATGAGCGATATGAGACATCCATCTTCTTGCGAGCACAGCATCTGAACGGATATCTGAAGATTGCGGTATTTGATACAAAATGGATGAAAAAAAACGTAAACACACCGGTATATGAGATATTTATCAATGTATCCGGGGATGGTGATTACATTACCAGACAGCTCGACACAAATTACAAAGAGCTTCGATGGTCAAAAGCAAAACTTGAAAACCTGCCGGTAGTAACTTTGAACGGAAAAAAAGAAGATTATACACATATAGCCGGATGGTATAGCGCAGATAGATGGATGGATAAGAACCAGGCACAGTATATCAAGAAGACATTAAAGACAAATCATTCGGGATATGAAGCTATCCGGGAATACCAGAACCGTATCAGCCGGGAGAAGATCTTAGCACAGAGAAAAAAAGAAACAGATCCGTGGGATGCAGATATGGCACTGGTGCCTGCAGAACCGAAAGGATTTCGCACATGGGCAGATAAGAACGTGCTGGAACACTTTATATTCTATCACTACGACAAGAAAAGAATCGAACAGGGATACTGCTCATGCTGCAAACAGTATGTGAAGCTGACGGAGAAGCCGACACACAACAAAAAATCTACCTGTCCGAAGTGTAAGCATCCGATCACTTATAAATCAGACGGCAAAGTCAAAAGGCTGACGACAAAAGAAGGAAAGGCTGTAGTCATTCAGAATATCAAAGATGGCATTGTGATCCGGCACTTTGAATTGAATCGAACATATAATGCAGCATGGTGCAGCACAGCAACGATTCTGACACCGAAGATAAGCGTAAGTGAAAGCGAAAGGACGCTGATAAGAGGTGACAAATGGAACAGATACTACTACACCGTTTACAAAAATGACACAGTAAGATGGTGTGAGTCATACATTTATAGCTACATGTGGACATCAGCAGCAAAGGTATATCCGAACAATCTGAGATATGTGGATTTCGGAAATTCAGTTGTGCAGGAAGCAATCAAAAGAAATGACAAGATAAATGTTGAAAGATGGATGCGGAATGAAAACCTGGCTGTTGAACAATGCATGAAGGTAGGGCTTTACAGGATAGCCAACTGCATAGTCGATGGCAACTATCACATAATTGATGATCGATACACAGAGCTAACAAAGGAACTACAGATTGATAAGGCTCGTTTGAAAAGGCTGCTTGCAGTTGATCTACCGGAATATCTCATATGGCTTCAGGATGAAAAAAAGGATAACACAATCTATCCGGACGAAGTGATGATTGATATGGCCAAACACAAGATATCAAAAGGAGATCTGACAACTGCAAGTATGCTTACAAATATGTCGGTTGTGAAAGCCTACAACTATCTGGTGAAGCAGACGGCAACAGACAGTACGATCAAGCATACATTGAGCACATATGCCGATTACATGAATATGGCGAAAAGGGCAGGATATAACACGGATGCAGAACAGATCTACAAGCCGAAAGACCTTAAAGCGGCACACAGTGATGTGATCGATTTCTTACAGAAAGACGGCTGGAAGAAGCAGGCAAAAACGACAAGAAAGAAATTCCCGAAAGTGGATAAAGTGTGCAAAACACTGAAGAAATATGAGTATGAGGATAGCAAGTATAAGATCGTAGCACCGATCGGAATAGAGGACATCATAAGAGAGGGAACCTTGCTCCATCATTGTATCCATACCTGTGATTTCTACTACGACCGGATCCAGACGAAGGAATCTTTTCTGATGTTCCTTCGGAAACAGTCAGATCCGAAGAAACCTTGGTACACACTAGAGGTTGAACCGAACGGAAACATCCGACAGAAGCGGACGACAGGTGACAACCAGGGACCTGATCTTGTGGCAGCAGTTCCGTTCTTGAAGAAATGGCAGAAATGGCTTCAGAAGATCTTGTCTGACGAGGATAAGAAGCTGGCGAAGGAGTCAGAGAAAAAGCGAAAAGAAAATTATAAAAAGATCCGTGAGGAACATAAGACCGTATGGCATGGCAAATGTGCCGGAAAGCTTCTTGCAGATGTGCTGGAAGCGGACTTTCTAGGATTAGAGGAGGATATAACGAATGAATCAGCCTGATATAACGATAAACAGTTATGAAGAATATAAGCATGAGGTAGATAGTGAGCTGCAGCGTTCAGCAGAGAGCTTCGTGCGGATCGGCTATCTGCTGAAGATAGCAAGGGATACAGACATACTGAAAGGTTCACCGTATGCGAATGTGGTTGAGTTTGCAAAAGGTGAATACGGAATCGATAAGACAGTAGTAAGCAAGTGGATACATATCAATGACCGGTTCTCAGAGGGCGGTTACTCAAATGTACTCAAAGAGCAGTACAGAGGATACGGATATGCGAAGCTTGCGATCATGTTACAGCTTCCGGACACGGTGAATGAAGATCTGTCGCCGGCATACTCAAAAGCAGAGATACAGGCAATCAAGGACGAAGTAGACGAAGAAAAGAAGATCAGCGACATGGAAGTGTATCTGGAAGGTGAGAAACACGAAGATCTGAAGAACAACCTGGAAAAGGTCATACATCAGTTGCTGGAAGAGGACACATCCTTGTATGAACAGCTCTATCGGGCGGCAAACAAGGACGAGGACATCATAGAGATACTTGCACCGACCGGAGAGAACTATATATCGGTCAGAGTGCAGGGGCTTGGCCGCTTTGGTCTGATCATAACGAAAGGACAGGCTACTGTGAGCCTTGTCAATATCCGCTCAGGCGAGAAAGAGGAATATATCACAGATGAGCTTGTGGCATATATCAAGACATACATGGTCGGAAAGACGGTGCAGGAAGCATATGAGAATGTATATAACAAGATCTTTTCATCGGATCAGAGCACGGAAAAGGTCGGCAAGGTGCAGAAGGCAGCAGTCGAACCGAAGCCGGTAAAGAAGCAGGAGTCTGTAAAGAAGCCGGAACCCATTGAAACAACAGGTACAGAAGCCTTATCAGAGCCGGTCAAGAATCAGACGGAAAAAGCATTAAATCTGGCTGAAACTGCACCGGTACCGGAAGAAAAAGAGAATGAAAAGACAGAAATACAGCCGGAAAGTATCAAACAGGAAGAAAAACAGGAGATTGAACCGGGAAAAACGGCATCTGAAATCCCGCAAAATACTGTTGACAACAATATCCGGCAGGATTTTGAGGATAAAAAAACAGAAGTTGCACCGGTGCAACAAAATCTGATATATAGACAGATCGCAAGCTATAAAAATGGCATTGCAGACACAATAGATCAAATCGACAAAGAATGGGCTGGCCAGAGATTTAAGGACAGACCGGAATATAAAAGGCTGATCGAGCTTGCATCCGATTTGAAACAGAGATTAGAACAACTGGAGGCAGCAGAGTATGGCAAGTAAGCAGACAAGAGCAAAAGAGTTCTCCCAAAAGGTGCGAAAAAGAATCAAGGAACGTGACCAGATCTGTATATTCTGCAAGATGGGATACCATACCGAAAAGGTAACAGCCTTTTCTCAGCAGATGACATCAATCATGCATTACATTCCACGCTCCGCCGGCGGCTTGGGAATCGAAGAAAACGGCGCACTGGGATGTCTCACACATCATGACATGATGGACAACGGATTTCAGGGCAGGCGCAAGGAGATGCTTGCCCTGTATAAAGAATATATGCAGGGTATATATCCGGATTGGAATGAAAATGATCTGGTATACAAGAAATGGAGGTAAGCAATGAAGATATACATAAGCGGACCGGTACGAGGAAAGGTCGATTATGCAGAGGATTTCTTTGAATCCGAGAAAATGTTAAAAGGAGAAGGGCATGAGGTTGTAAATCCGATCAGACTTATGGATATGTTGCCAAAGAGCCTGACAGATGAAGAATTTCTTGAACTTGATATGATGCTTTTAAAACACTGTGACACTATATATCTCTTGCCGGGATGGAGAGATAGTCGTGGGTGCAACCGAGAATATGGATATGCGCTGGCAGCAGGAATGACAGTTATAGATGTAGAACAGGAGGTCAAGGATGAATAAGGTAATTTTACTTGGACGTTTAACGAGAGATCCGGAGATTAGATATTCACAGGGAAATGATCAGATGGCGATCGCCAGATACACACTTGCTGTAGATCGGAGATTCAAGAGAGAAGGAGAGCAGACGGCAGATTTTATAAGCTGTGTCGCATTCGGAAAGGCAGCAGAGTTCACCGAGAAGTATCTGAAGAAGGGAACAAAGATTGCAGCTACAGGAAGAATACAGACAGGCTCCTACACAAATAGAGATGGTCAGAAGGTATATACAACGGATGTTGTCATCGAAGAACAGGAGTTTGCAGAAAGCAAGGCAGCAGCTTCAGGAGAGAACGAACAGCCAGCATCCTGTGATCCACAGGGATTTATGAGCATTCCTGATGGAATAGAGGATGACTTACCATTCAAGTAGGAGGTGCGACATGTCAGAATTTGAAGTAGAAGTAAAGATGAACATGCTCTGTAAGCCGGGCAGAATCGTACAGATACGGACAAAAGAAATAACCGGTGGCCGGAATTTTATCATACGATGGAAGAAGTGGACAGTGATAAAAAGATACAAGCATCATGTACTGATGAGCTGTAGAGGATATCGCGAGAGCTTCACGAATACGGATATCAAAGAGATGATCCGAAAGGAAGATATAAGGTAAAGGAGAAATAAAAATGACGATAGAAGAAAAGGCACAAAGGATCGAGGAATATTGTTTAAGCATAGAATCGAGATGCAACGGATGCAAACTGAACGACATAGCACAAAAAACGTGCTACGGCCGATGGGACATATATCCGGAGGAAATTGAAAGAAATTATAAGATTTTGTTCGGAAACGTAAATCATCCGGCGCACTATCAAGGAAAAAATGAGTGCATAGACGTAATGCTTGCGATGTTCGGCGTGGAAGCTGTGAAACATTTCTGCATGTGTAACGCTTATAAGTATCGTTTTCGCGCAGGGATGAAGAACGGAGCGGAAGACATAGAAAAAGCGGAATGGTACGAAAGTAAATTAATAGAGTTGGGAGGTGTAGACGATGGGAAGATTGATTGATGTAGACGACCTGATCGGTTACTTAGGATTTAAAGATACGCAGGAGGAAAGAGACAACAACTACGCGCAGGACATAACACTTGAAGAAATAGACAGAATAGGAACGGTAAATGTAGAGGAAAGGGAAGAGGTTAAAAAGCTGGTCCGGGAAGCAAAGAAAAAGGTTATCGACGACTTTTGCAAAGAATTGCGCAATGCATCGGAATATGCTAAACCGGTCGGATGGCCTGTACAGCAGGAGATCATACAATTTGTTTATGTAAGGACGACAGCGGAAGGCGTGAAAGAGAAAATCGACGCAGAAGATTGATAAAAATGGGAGGTACGACAGAATGACGATTGACGAAGCGATAAAAAAAGAGACAACAAGAGCAGAAGAATGGAGAAACAAGGTAATACAGTTCGGAAAAATTGAAAACAAAGCAATATACATGGAGCTTGCAGAAGAATGCGAACAAAAAGCAAAATGGCTTGAAGAATTGAAATGCTACAAAGATAAACGATGCATAACAATTAATTTAGACACAAATAGCAATGAAATAAAAAAGCTTGTAGCAGACGCAAGGATAAAGGCTATAGATGATTTTTACAGAGCAATGCAGATGGATTATAGCATGAAAGGATTGCGAATAAAAAGGAGAAAAATATTAAAAAAGGCAGCAGACATAAAAGAACAGTTAAAGAAAAAGTATTTGAAAGGAGTAAGCTTATGAGAATAGCGACAGATATAGCTTGCATCGTTGCATTGCTGATGATATCCGATTTTCTGATTGAAAAGTTAGGAATACATGAATCTGCACAGGAGATAGTGAAGAAAAGGCAGGAGGTATAAGATCATGCGGCTGATAAGTCAAAAAAATATAGGATACATAGACATCGAATATGAAAAAAGCACTATATTACTAAAAAAAGAAGGATGCTGGATGATCCTTGCACACACGGAAGACGATAGACACATAGTGATGGCGGCATACGATTCGGAAGACAAGGCTAGAAAAGTATTGGATGATATGAGAAAGAAGTACGGAATGTATATAAAATGCGAAGGTGGGGCTGGCGTAATGATAGGTAGCGGATATCAACAGGCGTTCTGCTTTGAACCGCCGAAGGCATTTGAATTTCCCCAAAATGACAAAGTGGAGGTATAAAGATATGTTTTTAAACACAAAAATAGTAAACAAGCTCATAAAAGAAGCGTTTAAAACCGGGCTGGTAATAGCTGCAACAGAAGAATCTATACATCTTGAAGGAACGTACTGGATGATAGATATAAAAAGAGACTTTCTTCCGAAAGAAATCATGGCAAAGATCATAGAATTAACCGGCTTACTTCCAGAAACAGGCGAGCGTGTAGTCGCAAATAAAGACGGCTGGCAGTATGAAGTCGGGGCTTTTGAAATCGAAAAAGAATTTGACGGAAAGCGATTAGAAGTAACGAATGTGTCAATAAAATCGGTATGGGATGTATACCAGCGCGTCTTGCAGGATGAAAACGGTAAAACGTATTTAATAAATGACGTATTTATAGACATGACGAAAGGAACAGAGTTGGAAGGCGGAGAAGAATTTCCGGGAAAGCCGTTCTATAACGAATACGGAGCGGAATGGAAGAATAATGCAGGAGCGTTATATGTAAGATTCCGGCAGGATATGCAGCATGAACGAATACTTGAAGAAATGACAAAAATAGATCTGACGGAGGATGTAGGCTGATGGATGATGCAAAGAAGACATGCAGATTCTACGATGAAAGAAGAAACGAATGCACAGCCTTAAAGCTGATATTCTGTAAAAATGAAAGATGTAATTTCTTCAAGGAGAAGGAAACCGAAGAAGAAAAAGAGTAAAGTTGCACCGGTGCAACAGAAATGAGGCAAAATGGACAAGCTGAAAGAATTAGACATATGGTGTGAAGCACAGATATCACTTATGGAAGAAAGCATTGAATCGAAGCTGATGAGCAAACACAGAAAGGAAAGAATCAAAAATCAGATCATAGGAATTGATAAAGTGCGAGCCAGGATCAAAAGAATGATGCTATAAGGAGGAAGACATGTCGAACGAAGATATCAAGAAGGTACTTGTGCAGTATAAAAGAGTGTCAAATATGATACGACACATAGAGGATGAAATCGCACAGATCGATGATAAGGTGCTTGGAATACGAGAAAATCAGATGACAGGAATGCCGAAAGGCAGCAGCTCACTCACTACGACAGATATGCTTGTAGAAAAAAGAGATCTGGAGATACGGTTGGAGAAATTCAAAAAGGCAGCAGATCAGAAGCGGGAAATTGTACAGGCTTACATAGATACGGTGCTATCTCCAAAGCATAACGATATACTGACGATGTACTACATAAAAGGCTACAGCATAGAGAAGATAGCGAGGATCAAGCACTATACAGTACGACATGGCTGGAGACTATACGATGAAGCACTGGCGCAGGTAGATATGACGATCAATTTATAAATGTCAGTAACATGTCAGTTTTATGTCAGTAACATGTCACTATACGAACAGGGCTGAACGATGTATTATGATATCGAGATAAGTTGCTGAAACCTCTTAGTATTGATGCGGGCAGCCTGTTATAAAACAGGCTGCCTTTGCTGTTGGAGTGGACATGTTAAAAAGCTGTTCGTATTGTGGACGAATACATGATACAAAAGATATATGTGCTGAGAAAAGGATAGCACTGGATAAAAGGAAGAAGCGTAGAAGGACAAAAGCATACGGGTTCCATCGTTCATATACATGGACGAATAAATCAATAGAGGTTCGAGAGAGAGACAACAATCTGTGCCTGTGCTGTAAAGCTATGCTGAAAGGAACGATCAGACAGTTCAATTCAGAAGAGTTGTCAGTACATCATATCATACCGATCGAAGAAGATTATGATATGCGTTTGGAAGAATCGAATCTGATCACAGTATGCAGACGGCATCATGAGATGTGTGAGGATGGCACGATAAGCAGGAACATGCAGCAGGAGCTTGTAGATGCATCGATGCAGGCAGCAGGCCATTCAAAAGACGCACCGTTGATAATGTGAAGGCGAAGATACCCCCGCCTTTGCATTTTTTGTTTTTTGCAAAAATCTATAGACCGACCCCGCCCCTAAATTTACGAAATATTCCCAAAATGAAGGTTTTTTTGGAGGTAGAACATGGCAAGACCATCGAAACCGGTTAGTGTGATCCAGAACGAGAACAAATCACACAGAACAAAAAAAGAATTAGCAAGTCGGAAGCAGGCAGAAAGCGGTATGCTCTCTGGCGCGGAAATATCGAAGTTTCCTGAGACCAAGGCCGATCGGAAAGCATCGAAAGAATTTGATCGTGTGACTGAAATCTTGTCAGCTATCGGAAAAAATGACCGGATGTATGAGACGATCATAAACCGGTACTGCATCATGTTATCGGAGTGCCGGAATATTGAAAAATTGAAAAAAGAGATGGAAAAAACCATCAAAAATTTATCAAAATCTTTCAAGGAGAACATGCTGCAGGCGACACTTACTCCAGAGGAAAGAGCAGTACTTACATGCGACTTCTCAAAGCAGATCTGCAACTTGGCAAATACAATGCTGAAATATGACAAAGAGATAGATAAAAAGAGAACGATGCTGCTTGCGATTGAAAAAGAAACAGGAATGACCTTGGCAGCAGCACTCCGGACGATCCCGAAGAAGGAAGAAAAAGAGACAAATGCACTGCTGCAAGTGTTAGGCGGTGGATAGATTTGATACAAGAAAGTAAGGCGTATCAATATTGCGAATGGGCGATTGAGGATGATAATAAAAAGGCTCCGCATTATGTAAAACTGCAGTGTCAATCTTGGAAGGACATAGCAGATGGAAAGGACCAGGAAGCATATGTCAGTGAAGAGACATATGAGAAAATTGAAAAGCTGTTACACTTAATGATTCATCCGGATCTACACAAGCCACTTGATGAATCGTTAGAACCCTATGCAGCTTTTTTCATAACTGCGGTTTTTTGTACAAAAATGATTGATCCGGACGATAAGATTGAAGTCCGTTTTTACGAAAATGCCTTGCTAAAGATAGCAAGAAAAAATTTCAAAACCTTTAATGCAGGGGTGATATTTATACTCTTGATGCTCACAGAACCGCGCTTTTCGCGGTTCTTTTCAGTTGCACCCGATTTGAAGTTGTCAAAAGAGCTGCAGATAGCAATTAAAAAGATCATAAAATCAAGCCCATTGTTATCTGATGAGTTAAGCCCGGTATTTAAGACATTAAGAAGCGAGATCCGGTGTTTACTAACAGAAAGCGAATATACACCGCTTGCATATTCAGAGGACAAAATGGATGGTAAGCTTCCGACAGCATTCCTGGCGGATGAAGCTGGAGCAATGGACTCTTATCCGGTGGAAGCAATGAGATCCGGTCAGATTACACTTGTAAATTCGTTAGGCATCGTCATATCAACGGAGTATCCGAACGACAACAATGTCATGATCGATGAAGTTGACAAAGGCAAGAAGGTACTGGACGGATTAAGAGATGACAGACGGATGTTTTCGCTTATTTATGTGCCGGACGACTATCTCTGGCAGGGAGATACATGGATGCATGACGATCTGTGCATCTATCAGAGCAATCCGGTAGCATGCTTCAATAACCGTATCTTTCGGAAAATTGTAGATAAGCGGACGGATGCTGTTGAGTATGAGAACAAGAGAGAAAATTATCTCTGTAAGCACAACAACATTAAATATAAAGGCCTTGGTGTTGAGGGATATATCGAAATTACCAAGGTACGAAAAGGAAAAAGGAAAAAAGACGATGCATGGTGGAAAGGAAGAAAGGTATGGCTGGGGCTTGACCTTTCGATGACAGAGGATAATGTCAGCGTGGATATGAAGACGTATGAAGGCGATACGAAAGACGATGCCGTTTTATATACGAGGACAGTTGGTTTTATACCGGCCGGAAGAATTGCACAAAAGAGCAAAAAAGAAGGCGTGGACTATAACGCACTGATAAGATCCGGATGCTGTATAGCATGTGGCGATGAGGTTATCGACTATACAGCGGTTGAGGATTATATCCTGACTCTGGAAGACAAGCTGGGTGTTGAGATTCAACAAATCGGATATGACAGATGGAATGCTCTTTCAAGCGTTCAGAAATTTGAAAAAGCAGGATATACATGCGTTGAGATCAAACAGCATTCAAGCGTTCTTCATAGTCCAACAAAATGGCTGAAAGAATGTATCCTGTCTGGCAGATATCAGTATGATGAGAACCAGATGCTTGAAATTAACTTCCAAAATGCACGATGTACAGAAGATACGAACAAAAACAAATATGTAAATAAAAAGAAATCTGGCGACAAAGTAGATCAGGTGGTTGGCAACATCAACAGCACATACCTGATTGAACAGGAACTGCTCTATGGAACATCAGAGTACTTTGTCCAGATGATTTAGGAGATATATGGGATTATTTAGAAAAAAGAAACCGGAAATCCGGGAGGACACTTCATTTAATACAGATGCTACACTGCTTCAGGCACTGCTCGGAAAGTCTGACATAACAAAAGACAAGGTGATGAATATACCGGGCATAGCAGCTTGCATCAACTTGATTGCGGATACGGTATCATCCTTGAAGATAAAACTGTACAAGAAGGATGAAGATAAGATCATAGAGGTACCGGATGACAGAAGGGTATACCTGTTAAATGAGGATACAGGAGATACATTAGATGCCGTGCAGTTTAAGCGTGCAATGATCATTGATATGTATCTGGACCGTGGTGGATATGCATATGTCAACTGGGTGTGCAATGAAGTTGAATCTGTACACTATGTTGAAGCAAATAGGATCGGATTCAACATGAATACAGATCCGATATTTAAAGATTACAAGATGGAAGTGAATGGGCGTTCGTATGATCCGTGGAAATTTATAACACTGCTTCGGAATACGAAAAATGGCTGTTATGGAAAGTCCATCGTTGAAGAATCACCGGAGCTTCTCGATATCATATTAAGCTCACAGCAATATGAAAAAGGGCTGGTAAAAACAGGCGGAAATAAAAAAGGATTCCTGCAGGCAAAGAGCAAGGTTTCAGAATCGGTCATGACTGCACTTAAGAATGCATTTAAAAAGCTGTATTCGAACAACACAGAAAATGTAATCGTGTTGAATGATGGCTTGGAGTTCAAGGAATCGTCAAATACGTCGGTTGAGATGCAGTTAAATGAGAACAAAGAGACAAATAATAAGGATGCATGCAAGATCTTCCTGATTCCGGCACCGATCATAAATGGCGGAGGAAACGAAGAAGACAGAAAGCAGTTTTATCAATCATGCATCATGCCGATACTTGTGAGATTTGCGACAGCCATCAACCGGGCAATGCTCAGAGAAGATGAAAAAGACAGTATGTTTTTTGCATTTGACGATACCGACCTTACAAAAGGTGATATTGAAAAGCGGTATGCAGCATATAAGACGGCACTTGATGCGGGCTTCCTGCAGGTTGATGATATCAGGGAAAAAGAACGATATCCGAGATTTGGCCTTAATTTTATCAAGTTAGGACTTCAGGATGTCTTATACTTCCCGGATGAAAACAAGATATATACTCCAAATACCAATAAAATGTCGGAAATGGGAGTAGATATACAAGAAAATGATGAAGTTGCACCGGTGCAACAGAAAGGAGAGGGAGAAGATGATGAAAATTGAAATCAGAGCAGATTCCGTCGTGATTGATGGATATGTAAATGCTGTGGAACGAGATTCAAAAGTTTTGCACAATGCGAAAGGTCCTTTTGTAGAAAAGATCAAAGCCGGAGCATTCAAACGTGCGTTAGATCGAGCGAAAAGAACCGGATACAATGTAAAGGTACTGTTGAATCATGACTATTCAAGAGAGCTTACATCTACAAGAGATACAACGACAAAGCTGTATGAGGATAACATCGGACTTAGATGCAGATGTGAGATCCGGGATGCCGAAATTGTTCAGAAAGCAAGAGAAGGGAAGCTTTCCGGATGGTCGTTTGGTTTCATCAAAATAAGAGACGAATGGAACGAAGTTGACCAGATGGCTCATAGAGATGTTCGAGAGCTTGAATTAAAAGAGGTATCCCTGTTAGATGACCGCAAGGTACCGGCATATACAGGCACATCGGTTGAGACAAGAGAAGAAGATGATATCATTGAGATCCGAAGCATCGAAGATGACGTTGAAACAGTCGATAATGATCCGCCGGAAAAGGCGAATAATTATAAATATCATAACAGAATTTTAGCAAGCGGAGCAGGTTTATAAACCTGCTTTTTTTATGTGAAAAAGGAGGAAAAATAATTTATGCCAAAATTCATGAATCTTAAGAAGCTTACAGAAACAAAAGAAGCAAAAATGAATGAGATGAGATCTCTGATCAGCAAGGCTGATGGAGAGGAAAGAGCGTTAAACGAGGAAGAAGTAAAGAAGTTTAATGAGCTGCAGAAAGAGGTTGACAACATCAATGCATCAATCGATGCGTTACAGTCCGTAAGAAGCCTGGAAGATCATGTTGAGCCAACTCAGATTCCAGAGACAGGAAAGAAAAAAGAAGAGGATAAGAAGGAAGTAGAAAAGCGGGAGTATGATGAATTCGATTCATACATCAGAGGAACGCTTGAAAGACGTGCAGAAACAAACATGACCATGACAGACAACGTAGCCGTGATTCCTTCGTCGATTGCAAATAAAATCATCGAAAAGGTACTTGATATCTGCCCGATTTATCAGGCAGCAGAGCGTTACAATGTGAAAGGCAATCTGTCAATCCCTTATTATGACGAAGAATCAGGTGATATTCAGATGTCATATGCAGATGAATTCACAGCCGGAGAGTCTACAAGTGGACAGTTCAAAAGTATTGAACTTAAGGGATACCTGGCAAGAGCTATTTCAGACGTATCAAAGAGCCTGATCAACAACTCTTCCTTCAATGTAGTAGATTTTGTCATTAACAGAATGGCAAGAAATATTGCAAAGTTCATCGAACGCGAGTTGCTTAAGGGAACAGAAAACAAGATTGACGGTTTATCAAAGGCAAAGCAGATGGTAGAAGCTGCATCAGCAACAAAAATCACAGCAGATGAGTTGATCGATCTTCAGGAAGAGGTGCCGGATGCATATCAGAATGATGCATTTTTTATCATGAACAAAAAGACTCGTACTGCGATCAGAAAGCTGAAAGACGGCCAGGGCAACTATCTCTTGAACAGAGATGCATCATCCAGATGGGGATATACACTTTTTTCAAAAGATGTGTACACTTCAAGCAATATGGACGAGATGGAAGCAGGAAAGACAGCGGTATATTATGGAAATTTCGGAGCAGCACTTGCTGTCAAGGTTTCCGAAGAAATCAATATCGAAGTTCTTCGGGAAGTAAAAGCAGCTCAGCATGTAGTTGAGGTCCTTGGATTTGTTGAGATGGATTCAAAGGTACAGAACGAGGAAGCAGTAGCAAGACTGGTTATGGCAGCACAGTAAAAGATGGAGCCGCGGAAGCGGCTCTTTTATGAGGTGATCAAATGAAAGTAAGCGAAGTCACAAATATAGATCTTGCTAAATATGTTCGATTAGATGATGCATCTGATCTGGAACTTAATGAGTTAGAGCGAATGAGAAGCGGTGCAGTGGCATTTATCAAATCATATACCGGACTTACAGATGAAGAAGTGGATGAACATGAAGACATCACACAGGTACTTTTTATCCTGGTAGCGGATATGTTTGATAACAGAAATTATCAGATGGACAGCAAATCGGTAGTAAATCCGTCGGCGAAATCCATCTTGAACATGCACTCGGTAAATCTTCTCTAGGAGGGCATATGAGAACGATAAACATCGGAAGATTAAACAAGCGTGTTACATTTATGAAGCTTACAGAAGAAAAGGATAAAATGGGGCAGCTAAAGCAGGTATTAACAGAAGTTGGAACTGTGTGGGCTTCCTTTTATCCGATTCGGGGTGCTGAATTTTACGAGGCACAGAAGGTGCAAAGCAAGATCACCCACAAATGTTATATCCGATATAGAAACGATATCGATACAAACAGTTACATCCGATACGACGGAAAGAATTTTGTAATCGACAGTGTGATTGATGTCGGATATGAGCATAAAATGCTTGAAATCAACTGCTACGAATATACAAACAAAGGAAGTGTGCCAGATGAGTGAAGAAGTATTCAATATGAATTTCTACGGAGCGGACGAGCTGATCAATGCACTGGAGAAGATGGCAAAGGAGTATCCGGATGCAGCAGGTGACCTGCTCCGTGAACGTGGACTTGAACTCAGAAGGAAGATTGTGTTATCTGCACACGAAAACACAAATACAAAAGGTGATAGCAAACGATCACTCGGTAAAATCGGATCATACAGGCTGTCAAAAGTACAGGGCTATGGAATCCGACAGTTTGTCGATCTGACGGTCAAATCGCCACACTTCCACCTTGTAGAACAAGGTCATAACATGGTCAACAAAAAGGGAGAAACAGTTGGATTTGTACAGGGAAGACACTATTTTGAAAAGGCTGTCAAGGAATTTGAGGAAGAAATGCCGGACAGTGTAGAAGCAATGGTTGATGATTTGATCGGAAAGGCTGGGCTGAAATGACACTTAGTGATTTGAAGGCAGGGCTTATATCACTGCTTAAGACAAGATATCCAGAAAAAAAGTATAAATACTATAGTAAGATGGTGGTAGAAAATTATGAACGACCTTGCTTTTTTACGCAGATCGTTCCGCTATCAAATCAAGGAGAAAATTACAACACACGAAAAAAGGTTGTACTTTTTTATATCACGGTATTTCAGGAAGAAATAGACGAAGCGGAAGCACTTGATATGATCGACACGATTCAGGACCTTTTTGGACTTGCTGTAAAGATCAAGGACCGTGCAGTTGATGTAACAGATTTCGACTGGCAGTGGATTGGCACGGAAAAGTATGTGCCGGAACTATCGATAACACTTGAATGGTACGACGATATCATTCATGAAGATGATTTACCGATCATTGAATCGGTTGCAATAAATAGTAGATTGGAGGAAATTAGATAATGGGAATGCCAAGTATGTCAATCAGCTTCACGGAAGCTGCGACATCTGTAGTAGAAAGAGGAGAAAGAGGAATTATCGCCATGATCGTAAAAGACACAGTGCCAGAGACGAATCCGGTCGTGCTTTTACCGGGTGATGATATTCTAAAGTCGTTATCCGATGCAACGAAGGAGCAGATCAAACTGGCATCGATCGGATATATCAATAAGCCGAAGAAGATCGTTACATATGTGCTCCCTGAAGAAGCGGAAGACTATACCGAAGCTTTAAAGTATTTAAAAACGATCAAATTCAACTATCTGGTAGCTCCGACAGTTAAGACAGATGGACAGGAAGAAGCAGTCAAGACATTTGTTGAGACAGAAAGAGCCGAGAAGAACCGTATCGTTGCTGTGCTGCCAAATGCAAAGGCAAACACAGAAGGAATCGTAAATTTCACAACAGAAAAAGTATATGTAAATGATAAGGAGTATACGACAGAGCAGTATTGCTCCAGAATCGCCGGTATCATTGCAGGTACCCCGATGACTATCTCATGTACATATGCGCCGCTCGAAGAATTGACCGACTGTACACGACTGACAAAAGCGGAGATGGATGCTGCCGTAGATGCAGGAGAATTAATTGTATGGTGGGATGGAGAAAAGGTGAAGATCGCAAGAGGTGTAAACAGCTTAACGACTCTTACACCTGAGAAAAATTCACAGTTTCAGAAGATCAAAATCGTTGACACAATGGATATGATCGCATCTGACATTCGGATGACTGCTGAAGACAGCTATCTTGGTAAGTATGCGAACAGCTACGATAATAAGTGCCTGTTGCTTTCTGCGATTGGAAACTACTTCGAGCAGCTTGTGATGGACGGTGTACTTGAATCATATTCTGTTGAGATCGATTTGAACGCGAACAGAAAATATTTGAGAGAAAAGGGCATAGATGTAACTGAAATGTCAGATGAAGATGTGAAGACAGCAAATACAGGAACAAATGTATTCTTGAAAGCATCTATTTCAATCTGGGATGCCATCGAGGATATAGAACTTCCAATTACAATTTAAGAAAGGATACAAGAATGAAAAAATTTGAACCAAGAAGAGTGATCAATGGCACATTTGGTGAACTGTGGTGCGATGATGATTATATGGCTGAGACAACAGGATTGGAAGCAAAGGTTACAATTGAAAAATCAGAAGTAAATCAGACCGGAACACTTGCAAAAGGCTATAAGACAACAGGACTCGACCTGAAAGGAACGCTGAAATTAAATAAGGTATCATCTTATTTTACAAAAAAGATATCAGCAAACATCAAAAAAGGGATCAATCCAACATGCACTTTGATTTCAAAACTTGCAGATCCGGATGCATTTGGAGCAGAAAGAGTCAAATTAACCGGAGTTACATTTGATGAAATCACACTTGCCAACTGGGAAACAAAAAAGACAGGTGAGGAAAGTATCCCATTTACATTTATGGATTGGGAACTGCTTGACACCATCGATGTAAGATAGGAGGGATAAATCTATGAATTTAGTAGATCAGTTATTAAAGGCAGATATCAAGAAAGCAGACGAGTTGGAGACAGGCATCTTTCATTCGAAGAAGCTTGCAAAGCTTATCGGATCTGAAACACCGGTTGATGTACAGATTCGGGAAGTAAAGTCAAGAAGATTGAATGACATCGTGGCATATCAGTTTGATAAAAACGGAAAAACAAACTTTTCAAAGACATATGATACGAAATTAATGCTGTGTCTGGAAGGTGTAGTTGATCCTTCGCTGAAAGATAAAACACTTCAGGAACACTTTGAGTGTGACAATGCCAAAGACCTCTGTGAAAAGCTCTTTGGATACGAAGTGAATGGCTTATCAGAAGAGATCTCTAAGCTTTCCGGAGTGATAAATGATGAAGACATCGATGAAGAGATAAAAAACTGATTGAAGCGAATGGGGAGGTGCAGTTGATGTACCTCCTTTTTCGCTATCATCATATACTGCCATCCACTTATTTTGAAATGGGACTTGGCGAAAAAACAGTACTAAGAGCATTCATGCACTATCAAATGAAACAGTTAAAAGAAGCGTTAAACAATATGGAGTGAATGAATGGCTGGTAAAAAGGTAGACGTCACACTGCGCTTGATCGATAAGATATCTTCTCCACTGAATTCTGTAGGGAAAAGCTTAGAGAAGAATGTTAGAGGTTGGGAAAAAGCAGGGCGATCTATAACAAAAGAAGGAAAAAATATAGCAGCAGTCGGCGGCAACCTGACAAAATCATTGACTGCTCCAATAGTGGCAGCGGGTGTCGCTTGCATTAAAACTGCAAGTGATTTTGAAGCAGGCATGAGCACTGTTCAATCTATCAGTGGAGCGACAGGAAAAGACCTGGATGCACTATCGCAAAAAGCAAAAGAAATGGGTGCAAAGACAAAATTCTCTGCAACGGAAGCGACGGATGCATTCAAATACATGGCTATGGCAGGATGGAAAACGACAGATATGCTGAATGGTATTGAAGGTATCATGTACCTTGCCGGAGCAACCGGCGAGGACCTTGCATCGACATCGGATATCGTAACAGATGCACTGACAGCATTTGGAATGTCAGCAGATGATACAGAACGATTTGTGAATGTGTTGGCACAGACGGCTAACAATGCGAACACAAATGTATCAATGCTTGGTGAATCGTTTCAGTATGTAGCACCAGTTGCAGGCGCGTTGAAATACAACGTAGAAGATGTATCGACAGCTCTTGGAATCATGGCTAACAGTGGTGTAAAGGCAAGTACAGCAGGTACATCACTTCGTTCATGGATGTCCAGAATGTCAGCACCAACGGATGCGGTATCTTCGGCAATGGAGAAGCTTGGCATATCTCTGACGGATTCTGATGGCAACATGAAGTCGTTCATGACAGTGATGCAAGATACACGATCTGCATTTTCAAAATTAACAGAAGCAGAAAAGGCACAGTATGCTTCGACACTTGCCGGTAAACAGGGAATGTCCGGATTGCTTGCAATCGTAAATGCATCAGATAGCGACTTTGATAGCTTGACAAAAGCTATCTATAATTCAGATGGTGCCTGCAAGAAGATGTATGATACTGCAAATGACAACCTTCAGGGACAGCTCACTATTTTAAAATCGACAGTAGAAAGTATTGCAATATCGTTTGGAGAGCGATTAACCCCGAAGGTCAAAGATATCACATCGTGGTTACAGAAATTAGCTGAAAGATTTAATGCACTGTCTGAACCACAGAAAGATATGGTTGTAAAGATTGCACTGATCGTTGCATCTGTTGGGCCGGCAATATTAATGTTTGGCAAGATGGTAGGAGCTGTCGGGAAGGTCGTAAGTATAGTTGCGAAAGTAGGTCGTGCATTTAAAATGTTCGGATCGATAGCAGGAATCGTAACATCACCTGTCGGCATCGTAATCGGTGTACTTGGTGCATTAGTTGTTGCAGGAGTTCTGGTTTATAAAAACTGGGATAAGATAAAAAAATCAGCTAAAAAGGTCTTTTCGTATGTCAAAAGTGTATTCAATAGCGTTGGATTAACTGGACAGTCAATGATGGATAAGATCAGTCCGATTAAAGATAAATTTTTTGAAATCAAAGATAAAGCTGTAGAATTATGGCATACGGTAAGCCCGCTGGTTGAAGAAATAGGTAAAGTAGTTACAGATATTTTCAAAGTAAAAATTGGAGTTGCGATTGGAGCTGCAATCGGATGGATCAAGACTTTAGTAAATTCAGCTATCGAATGGTTTGGAGGATTCCAGAAAGCATTAGGTGGCGTGATAGATTTTATTACAGGTATTTTTTCCGGAAATTGGTCTAAAGCATGGTCAGGAATCAAAGATATATTCGGTGGAATATTTGAATCAATAGTAGCTTTGGCAAAAGTACCGATCAATGGTGTTATTTCAATTATAAATGGTGCTATAGCAGGAATTAATAAGCTTGGTATCACAATTCCTGATTGGGTGCCTAAAATTGGAGGACAGAAGTTTTCCATTAATATACCAACGATTCCTACGCTGGCAAAAGGTACTGATAACTGGAAAGGCGGTATTGTACAGATTTCAGAGCGCGGTGGTGAGATTGTAGATCTTCCACGCGGAAGCCGTGTATATCCACATGATGAGACGGTCAAAAAAGCATATCAGGATGGCGCAAGACAGAGTAAAGGATCTGTTATTATATCAAAACTTGCAGATAAGATCATCGTAAGAGAAGATGCAGACATTGATAAGATTGTAGATAAATTGGCTGATAAGCTGGAAAAAGTTTCAAAAAATCTCGGAGGTGATGACATTGGATATTCATATTAAATGGAATTCAGACAAGAGCAGTATGCAGTTGCCTGTAGTTCCAGAATCGTTTGAAGTATCGGATTCGATGAATAACACATCTGTGATCATACATAATCTTGGGGAGATAAATTTAAAGGGAAAGAGAAACCTGAAGGAAGTTTCTCTTTCTTCTTTTTTTCCGGCTCAGAAGTATGCGTTTGCAAAAACATCGTATCACGCACCGTATAATTATGTGAAGATCCTGAAGAAGCTATTTGAGAAGAATACAACAGTACATCTTATTATAACCGGAACAAATATAAACGGATTCTATACGATTGAAGCATTTAACTACGGACATGCGGATAAGACAAATGATGTAAGCTATACTTTGGAGCTGAAAGAGTATAGAGAAACGGCGACTACATCAAATCGACATACAAAAGCTGCATCAAGTAAGGTACATACATGGAAAAAAGGCGATACCTGGCAGAAACTTACTAAGAAGACGCTTGGATCGTCTAAGACATGGAAAAGTGTGCGCAAGCGTAATTTGGATGTGATAAAAAAGGCAAAGAAAAAGTATCCAAAAAAGAAAGAATCAGCCGCACTGATAGGGTATAAGGTTGTGATAAAAGCATGATAAAGATCAAGTGGAAAGGAAAAACGCTGGATTTTGAATCGGTAGAATGGTCTGGAACGGATAATCAGTGTTCAAGACAGCTTACATTTACTGTACCGGTAAATCCGTATGACAAGATGTTTAAATCATATGGAATCGCTCTCGGTGACCTTGTAAAGCTGTATAGTGACAAGAAACTTCTTTTTCTAGGAACAATAACAGCGAGAGAAAGGACCGCTGCAGTTGGAACGGCATCATATACTGCCGTAGATTTTATGCAGCATCTGCTCAGATCTACCGGTACATATATATTTCGGAATACGACACCGGAAGCAATCGCAAAAAGACTTTGCACAGAGCTGAAGATAAAGATCGGATCACTTGCAAAGACGAAGATATATATCAAAAGACTGATTTATGAAGAACAGGCTATATACGACATCATTGTTGGAGCATACCGGAAAGCAAAACCACAAACAAAAAAGAAGTATATGCCGGTAATGGAAGGCAGCAGATTCAGTGTGATCGAAAAAGGATTACCGTCAAGTGTAAAGCTGACACAGGGAGTAGATATTACAGATGCAAGCTATAGCGATACGACAGACAACATCATAAACAAGGTTGATATATACTCGGACAGCCGCGTGAAGCTTGGCCAGATTGAAAACCGTAAGAGCCAGGAACGGTATGGAATTTATCAAAGCCAGATTACAAAAGAAAAGGATACGGATGCGAAAAAAGAAGCACTTGCACTACTTACAGGAGTAACAAAAGAAGCATCGGTTGAAGCACTTGGGGATGTAAGAGCGATATCTGGTAGGAGCATTATCATAAGTGATAAAGCAACAGGATTAAAAGGCACATTCTACATATCAAGTGATACACATACCTTTTCAAATGGAGTACATACAATGTCGCTCGATCTGTCATGGGTAAATGAGATGGAATCTGGAGCAGAAGAGACATCAGATGATGATAAGTTTCAGAAACAGGCGATCACAAATGATGCAGTATGTTACTATCTTGAAAATTCGAAGGTATATCATTCAACGACAGAATGTTCAAGCTGTACAGATAAGGCGAAAAAGTCAACCGTTGCAGAGTTAAAAAAGATACTGGTCACAAGAGGAACGAATAAAGGTATGCGGAAGTACAGACCGTGTGCAAAATGCTGGGAGGAGTCAAGTGAATAGTTATGAAAAGCTCATAAAAACGATAAGAAATGAATCAAACAGAGATAAAAGCACAAATATCCGGTTAGGATCCGTGGAAAATGACAAGATCAAGGTTGGAATGCTTGATCTTGAAAAAACGGATTTCTTAATAAATCCGGAGTTAAAAATCGTAAATGGTGATAAAGTGCTGATCGCAAGCGTCGAAGATGTATTTGTGATCATATGTAAGGTGGTGGATATGTAGTGTTTCCGTTTGATGTGGAAGAAGATGAAGTACAGGAGACAGAAGAAAAAGAGCTAAAAGATTATGAAATCGACTTTGAAAAAGGATGCTTGACCGGCCGGATGGTGACAGGGTTAGATGCGATCATTCAAAGCATTAAGCTGGCACTTAAGATTGATCGGTATTTTTACTCACAGTACTCCTGGGAGTACGGATCAGAGCTAAATACACTGATTGGGAAAAATTACAGTCAGGAATATGTACAGAGCGAGGTGCAACGTATGCTTGAAGATCTTGTGCTTGGCTTTGATGAAATACTGAGTATATCTGATATACAGTGTACGATGGACAGAGACAAGCTTACAATATCGTTTAAGCTTGAAACAATATATGCAGGAGGTGAGGTAAGTGTTTAATGATAGAGATTTTGACACGATTATGAGCGAAATGATGTCAAATTTTGGCACGGATGTCCGTACGGATGAAGGCTCACTTGCATACAATGCATGCGTTAAGATAGCGGAGAAGCTAGAAGAAGTATATGGAGATATAGATGAGCTTTACGCGAATATTCTTCCTGATACACAGGATGACTGGCATTTGATTGAATACGCGCGTGGAAAAGGAATCATATATAAATATGCAACTGCTCCGGTTGTAAAGGGCGTATTCGAGCAGGAGATAGAAATCGGTGAGCGATTCACATGCAACGACTATACATACAGTGTGTCTAAGAAATTATCAAACTATGCATATGAGATGATATGTGAAACAGAAGGTGTTGCAGCAAATACAACATTCGGAAGCTTATCACCGGTTGACTATGTAGATGACTACCAGGGAGGTGAGATCACAGAAATTATCACACCTGGAACAGATGATGAGGATATTGAGAAGTTCAGACAGAAGGTACTTGATTCATATACGAATATAGCATTTGCAGGAAACAGGGCCGCATACCGGGCATTTGTCAATTCTTTAGATAAGGTAGGCGGGTCCAAACCTTTTCGCCGTGAAGCTGATTCAGGTTTCATCAAAGTATATGTTATATCATCCGGTTATGCTGCACCATCTGATGAATTAATCAATAAAATTCAGACAGAGGTTGATCCTGAACAGAATCATGGGGAAGGATTAGGATTAGCACCTATTGATCATTCGGTACAAATCATACCGGTTGAAGAAGTGACCATAAAAGTGCAGACGAATATCACATATGATACAGGATATTCGGCAGATAACACAAAGACACTGATCGAGGATGCGATAAGTGAATATCTGCATGGATTGTGTGAGATATGGGAATCAAGAGAGAAAGAAAACATCATTGTAAGAATCTCACAGATCGAATCAAGAATATTACAGATAAATGGAATCGTTGATCTCACAGATACCATGATAAATGGAGAAACAAAAAATGCAACGATAACATATACTGCTATTCCGGTATTTGGGGGTGTGGATATTGTTTGAAGCACCTGAAATCATCAAAAATATACCTGATATAAAACAGATATACGACATCAATGAATATCAAGGAGATGCACTTGATCATGCAGTAGAGCAGATAGATGATGATATGAATCTTGATGAAATGGATGAATCAACTACATCAAGATGGGAAACCATGTTGAAAATAACACCTGCTGAAAGTGATACATTAGATATAAGACGCTTTCGCATAAAGGCAAAGATAACAGATAAAATGCCGTATACATATAGAGCATTAGAAAAAAAGCTGGACTATATATGTGGCGCAGGAGCATATAGCATTGTTATTGACAGAAAAAACAAGTATCTAAATGTAAAAATTGCCCTATCATCGAAAAAGAAGATAGATGAGATCACGAAAATGCTGGATGAGATGGTTCCGCTTGATATGACATTTGAAGCTGAAGTTTTATATAACACTCACAGGAAACTATCGGAGTATCCACACTGTGTTTTAGCACAGTTCACACACACCGAACTGTATAGCAAGGAGTTAAAAAAGGATCTTGTAACAGACATAACTGCATTAGAAGCAAAGCCGGTGGAGACGATCGAAGGATACAAGATAAGGCAAATGGGTGAGTTTGGATTCAGAAAGGAGACATAAATGCAGAAAACAACATTAGGATTCAATCTGTATGAAAAAGACGATAAGTTCAACATAACCGGAGAGAAAGGATCGTTGAATGAAACGATCAAAAAAATCAATCAGGAGATTGAAGACACAAAAAAATCTGTCAGTGATGGAAAATCAGAAGTAGCCAGTGCCATCACTGAGAAAGGAGTGGCTACTGAAAGTACAGACAGCTTTGCAACTATGGCGGAAAATGTGCGTCAGATAAAGACAAGCGGTAGTGCAGGAGGTTCAGGATCAACGATCACACATGTGGGCGATGCAATAAAGACGATCACATCAAACCAGATCGGAACGATTACACATGCAGGTGAAAAGATAAAGACAAAGGTTACGAGCCGAAAACTTGAAGAAAAATTCGTGGCTGTGCATTCTAACGGAAACAGCTGGGTTGACACGGAAATAAACGGAAAATCAACTATAAAAATACAGCTTAAATTTAAGATGCAGAAAGCAACAGGAGCGATATTTGTCGGAATGATGTTAAGTGGAGATCAGGCACTTAGATTTTTTGGATATGGTAATAACTGGTATATGGACTACGGCGGTGATGGGCATAGAATCATAGGCGGTTTGATTGATACAACAAAAACGTATGAATTTGAGCTCGGAAATAATTACATTAAAGATATTGAATCTGGTAGTTATATAGCAAAGGGAAATGAGGTTGGAACATTTGAGTATGGGTTTGGAGATTCTCATATAAAGGTATTAACGTCTGGTGAAATAGGAGATATTTATTATTGCAAAATTTATGACGGTGATACACTTGTTCGTGATTTTATTCCGAAGTATGATGCAGAGGGCAAACCAAAGCTTTATGACAATGTTTCTAATACTTATTTTGAAAACAAAGGAACAGAAGAATTTACAGCAGTAAAAGAGTTAAGTTAGGAGGTAAACGATAAAATGATAATGCCAAATTTTATGCATATATTCAATGCATATACATCACAAACATGGATTAACATGCTGTGCAAAGATATAACAGGACAGATAATCAAAGACGCATACGGTGTTTCCAACAATATGGCAATAGGGCTATATGCAGATGCAGCTTGGAAAATGGCATCGACTGGTGATTTTACACCTGAGAATTTTTACAACGGAAGTATGCTGTTCGTTGGAAATGGAACAACAGCGCCAACCGAGGACGATTATAATTTAGAATCATTAATTGAATATAGTGCGGAAGGACTGCATATGGAATCAATAAGCTTGGCTTATAATGAAAATGCTGGACATTACAAAACGAATAGAATAATGACGGTTGTTTTGAAAAATAAAAGCAATACGAACATTACTGTGTCAGAGATTGGATGGTTTTTATCCGTTCCAAAAGAATACGGAGCAGAAGAAGGTTCAAATTACTTTCGGGTAATGATGGCAAGAGAAGTATTCGAACCGGTAACGATTAAACCGGGGGAAGTAAGAGCTTTTACGATGTCTATTGAAATGTAGGAGAACACATATATGGGAAAAGAGACAATTTTTTTAAAATTAGACAAGCCAGATCCTGACGAATTTTATAACATAGGCGTATATAACAAAAACCTTGACAAGATCGATGCAGAATTAGAGCGACAGAATACATATATAAAAGAGCTGGAAAGAAAGCTGACAGGAAATATCATATATGGATTTCACATAAATGGTGAGGAATCAGATCCGGACAAAATGGTATCTTACATAGCGGATGCTGTAGGTATGACTCCGGCATATATGGATTTTGAAAAAGACACATTCAACTACGGATCATGGAAGGACGCCTTTTTCATGCCAAGACCATGCATGCTCAAATATGACGGTACAGTTGATTACTACCTTGACGAAAATGATTATACAAAGCGTGCTGATGGTGGAGATTCGGATGTAGAGAATGTATCATATGCAGGTAATGCAATGATGGAATGGGGTAAGGATGGTCGACTGATATGGATAAAGGTCGTTCCTGATCAGAACCCTATATCAGGATCTGTATATATCGCAAACTATCAGGCGGATGACGACTATCATGCATGGAGCTTTGAAAATGCGTCAGGCACATTGAGCGAACATTTTTATACAAGCATTTACAATAATGGTCTGGACCTTACCGATCGTAGCAGATCCTTATCTAAAACAGGAGGAGGAGAATATAATGGCGGTGCTTGTTGTACTGTAAATGAAGCAATAGAAAAAATAGATAAAAATAATATTAGTGATAAAAAAATATGGCATCCGGATATGTTGTCAGACATTATGCTAATAAGTTTTCTGTTTTTATTAATTTCAAAAACTACAAATTCGTGTAAAGCATTTGGTAAATATTCAAGTACAAGTACAGGCTTTGGATCTGATGCAATTGGGATTTGTAATGACAAAGGATTGTTTTATGGAACTAAAGAATCAGATAACATTAAAACATTTGGAATGGAACAGTTTAGCAGTGAAAGATCATATGTCGGATATGTGTTAGATCACGGAAGACAAAAGATAAAAATGACATGCTGCCATAACGGATACGAGATAGAAAATAAAGATTATATTGATATTAATATTCCGTTAGAAAAGACACCGCTTATGTCAAGTATTACACAAATGGAATTTAACGAATATGGTATGTTTGTAAAAAAAGCATCTAAAGAGACAATATATGATAAATATTATTGTGCCGTAATGAATAATGATGTAGATAAGATTGCGAGGGCAATGATTCCAACTGCCAAAGAATATGGATTGATATTTTCTGTATTTTTAAGTCCTGGTGAATCAGACTACGCTAATATGCCAAATATAACATGCAAACCATATTAAGGAGGAATTGAGAATGAAAAGAATAGTATGTACAACGATTGGAGCGGTTGGCTCCGGAATAGCAGCATTGTTTGGAGGATGGGATACCGGGTTGGTATCCCTTTTAATATTTATGGCACTTGACTATGTATCAGGATTGGTGGTGGCCGGAGTATTTCATAAAAGTAACAAGACCGACACAGGATCGCTTGAAAGCAAGGCAGGCTGGAAAGGTCTGTGCCGTAAATGCATGACGCTTGTATTTGTGTTAGTGGCATACAGGCTTGATCTAGTGATAGGAACAAACTACATCAGGGATGCGGTGATCATAGCATTCTTGGCAAATGAATTAATTTCACTGGTTGAAAATGCAGGTTTAATGGGGATTCCGTTGCCAGCAGCGATCACGAAAGCTATCGACATTCTACAGAAAAAATCAGAAAGTGAGGAATAGAATATGAGTATTGTTGACAAGATTATAAACACAGCAAAAAGCCAGATTGGCACATGTGAGCCGGATGGTGATGATAAGTACATCAAAGTATATAACGAAGAAACTGAATCAAAGTTCAATATGAATGTATTTTGGTGCGCCATCTTTGTTTCATGGGTTATGATCGTATGCGGAATCGCAAAAGAGGTTGTCTTAAGATTTGCATCATGTACGGCAGGCATGAAATGGTTTATCAATAAAGGACGCTGGAAGAATTCAAAGGCATACGGCGGTACATATACACCGGTGCGAGGAATTCTGATCTTTTTCTCAAAAGATTACAAACTGAATGATCCATCACATGTGGGAATTGTAACAGATGTATGTCTTCCTTATATAAAAACTGTTGAGGGTAATACATCAGATGCTGTACACGAACGAACATATCGTATTGATGATCCGTACATCATCGGATATGGTGTGCCGTCATATGCCGATAATGTTAAAGCAGATATAAAAGATAATGATACCGGATACCAGACCATTGAGGTCAAGAAAGGCGACACGCTTTGGGAAATTGCAGAGAAGTACCTCGGATCTGGATCACGATATAGAGAGATCATGAGCCTTAACTCATTAACGAGCGTAACAATCCATCCGGGCTTAGTTCTCAACATCCCAGGCACAAACACAAAAGCGAACGAAGCAGCAAAGAAGACAAAGACATACACCGTCAAGAAAGGCGACACGCTCTGGAATATTGCTGCAAAGTATCTGAAGAATGGCAGCAGATATGTCGAGATCATGAGCCTGTCAAAGATCACAAGCACGACCATTCATGTAGGACAGATTTTGATATTGCCAGAAAAATAAAAAACCACAAAATTTGGTGAGCAAAAATTGGGCAAAAATTGGGCAAAAATATTGCATTTATGTTCACATGCCTTACAATTCAAAATGTGAAAAATGGCTTAAAACCTAGCTTTTTCGCACATTTTCATATTTGAAGAAAAAAAGAAAAAAGCCCTTTTTCGGCTTTAAACCTTATACCCCGAAACCTAAGAGAAAGCAAGGGCTTCGGGGTATTTTTTATGCCTTAAAATGGTTTTAGGGGCAGAATTATGAAATTTCTCAGGTAACTGCTTTCTTGGGTGTTGGCAAAAAGGGTAAAATGAAATACAATAAAAATCGGACAATATTTAGAATGAAATCGGAGATGAAAAGTTTC